ATTGCTGTAGGACCATCCTTCGCACGCGGTTTTGATAGGCTGCGTGGAATTGGAGTTCCTGGCCATGTCACGAAGAGATCGAGTATCGAATAACTTCCGTGAGGAAGTTGTCGGCCGTTTCTACGATAATGGATATTATCAAGAAATGAACGACTTACCGGTGATGACCTGGTATCGACAAATCGTCGATTACCCAAATGAAGGTCACGTCGGCTGGAATCACCTCCCTGGTTACAGGGATGTGAAGCCTGTTCAGTACCTCGATTTCCATGCAACCGATGCATGGTGGGTTAATTGGATTGGTCACCTTGACAAACTGGTTATTATGTTTCCAGCTGTCAGGAGACCTCTCTACCCGACTTTCGTGACTGGATGTGTCCCACTTGTCCCGGATGACGTCATCGACGAGTTTTCCTTTCAATGTTTTCTTGATTGGGATACTCAGATCAAAGAGGATTTTCAACCTTTTGATTTCCTCTCTGGTCTCACTGAGATTAAGAATTTGATTCCTAAGCTCAGCGGTTCGTTGACGAAAGATGTAGCGTCTGGCTATCTTGGCTACGAATTTGGGTGGAAGAACTTCGCCCAAGATCTTAACCATCTAGCCTCCTTACTTTCAATTGTTCAAGGAAAGCTTCAAGCTCTCCGTGACTCTTGGGGTAAGGAACAGAGGCTCGCAAAGGAGAAAGTCCTCGACTGGGTTCAACCCGATCAGCAGGACGAACTCTTTTATGAGCCCCGGCCAGCCTATGGCTGGCGCTACAAGCTCTCAAAGTACCGAGCCGTTATTCATTGTGGTTGCTATCGCTTCCACAAGCTTAAGGACTTGGATTCTACTTTGAGCTTTATCCGGGCAGCGTTCACTGACCTGGGGTTGGGAAATCCACTCAAAGCTATCTGGGATGCTATCCCCTTTAGTTTTGTTGTGAATTGGTTCTCAACCGTCGGACAGTTATTTGACCAGCAGCGTGTGCGTCATCTGTTCGAAGGTGTTTGGGAGATTCGTCACCCTTGCACCTCTGTACGTATTGACGCAGTTATTGCATGCAGTCAAGAAAATCTTAACCACGGCGTGTTTATCATGCCGAATCAGGTTTATCCTGCTGGTGAGATTTTCGTGAAACGCTATGTGAGAATTCCAGGGATTTCAACCGCCAAGATCAGATCTAAGATCTTGGACCTATCGCCCAAACAGCTTTTACTCTTGTTAGCTCTGGGCGCCCAAAAGGGTGCCTAATGCCTAGGTATACCTAGGTATCAAGAGAGTGCAAAGTACAAGCCATGAAG